AAACTTCTTTATCTGTTTCTTTAATAATTTTTGTAAAGTCTGAATCTTTTTCTACATCTTTCCAGTTATTAATTATTCTTTGCGACATTGCAAGGTGTTGACTTTCATCCCTAGCAATAAATGATATAATTTTTGCTGAACCTTCTAATTTCTTTAACTCACCAAAAGCAAATGAACAAGCAAATGATACATAGAATCTTAAACCTTCTAATATGTTAACTGATACCATTGCAAGATATAATCTTTTCTTTAGTTCATATATATCAACTTTAGATTTGTCTATTGTCCATTTATATCCCATTTCAATTAAATCATCATAAGCTTGAGTTACTGATTGAGCTCTTTTCTCTATCTTCTCGTCTTTTATAATTGTATCAAACACTTCGTTTGGTTGTGAGTATAAGTTTTTAATAATGTATGTATAACTTCTACTATGAATTGTTTCCATAAAGTCCCAAGTAATAATAGCACTTTCTAATTCTGGTAAAGATACAAAAGGTAAAAATGCAAGACAAGGTCCTCTACCTTGTACACTATCTAACATAGTTTGATACTTTAAGTTAGATGTAAATATAAACTTTTGTTCTTCTCTTAATTCTAGGTAATCGTTTCTATCTTTTTGTAAAGAAACTTCTTCAGGTCTCCAAAAATATCCTAATTGTTGTTGAGTTAGTTTATCAAAGACAGGATACTTCATAGTATCATATCTTTGTACTGCTAAATCAGGACCAAAAAACATTGATTGTTTTGTTGAGTCTAAATTCTTATCTTTGTTAAATACACTTTTCATTAAATTGTACACGAGTCGCAATTCTCGTCTTCCTCTTTTTGTTCAGGTTGTTTTGTTTCATCTATCCAACCAATGTCGTGTACTGGTTCGTCAATATCTTTTTTAGCGTCATAAGTATTTTGATAATAAGAAGTCTTCCAACCTAGTTTATAAGTTGTCAATAAATCTTGTGCCATTACTGATACAGGCACTTGATTGTCTTCATAATCTTCAGGATTGTATGACCAATTACCAGATATTGCCTGGTCAAAATACTTTTGCATTACTGCAACGATATTTATATATCCTTCATTCCCTTTCATATCCCATAATAAACTATAATTATTTTTTAATCTTTTGTAATCAGGAACAATTTGTTTCAATGGACCTTTTTTACTTTTCTTAATACTTAAATAATCTCTAGGTGGTTCAATGCCGTTTGTTGCATTAGATACCACACTAGAGGATTCTGATGGCATTTGGGCTGTGAGTGTGCTATGTCGTAGCCCATATGTTTTTATTTCTTTTCTTAACCACTCCCAATCATAGGTAAGATTTCTGGTTACAACCTCGTCTACCTCTTTCTTGTAAGTGTCAATAGGAAGAATACCATCGGAATATTTTGTTCTATTAAAGTATTCACACTTGCCTTTTTCTTCAGCAAGTTCTTTACTTGACTTCAATAGATAATATTGGAATGCTTCTGTTAATTTATCAACTTGTCTCCACGCAAGTTTCTGATCGTATCTGTATCCTTTTTTAGCAAGATAGTGTGCAAGTCCTATATAACCTACACCTAAACTTCTTCTTTTCTTTGTAGATATTTCAGCAGCGTTTATAGGATACTTTTGATGATCTATAATTTCATCTAACGCCCTAACTGCTAAATCACATAAAGGTTCTAATTCATCTCTTTTGTCAATTAGACCTACATTGATAGCAGATAAAATACATAATGCAATTTCACCTTCTTGGTCTATGTGTTGTATAGGATCAGTAGGTAAAGTAATTTCTTGGCATAAGTTTGACATTCTAATTAAGTCTTTAAATGATGAGTGAGTATTACAATGGTCAATATTCATTATGTAGATACGACCTGTTTCTGCTCTTTCTTTTAGAATATTACCAAAGAGTGTTTGTGCTGATACTTTCTTTTTACTAACACTTGTTTTTCTTTCTGCTGTTTGATATAGTTCATCAAACTTATCTGTACCCCAAGCCTCATACAATTCAGGTACTTCGTGTGGTGAAAACAAAGTTATATCTTCTTCGTTAATAAATCTTTCGTAAAATAGTTTTGATATTTGTATAGAGTAATCTAATTTTCTAACTCTATTATCTTCGGTACCTTTATTATTCTTTAGAACAATAATGTCTTCTATCTCTTGGTGCCAAATAGGAAAGTGTACGGTAGCAGAACCACCTCTTACACCGTTTTGTGTACAACATTTAACGGTTGATTCAAACTTTTTAAGAAACGGTATAACACCTGTGTGTTGTACTTCACCACCTCTTATTCTACTATTGATACCTCTTATTCTACCTGCATTGATACCGATACCTGCCCTTTGAGCAACATATCTACCAATTGCCATATCACTTGAAAAGATACTTGGTAAAGTATCATCAACATCAACTAATACACAACTTGCATATTGTTTAATAGGTGTTCTTACACCTGCCATTACTGGTGTTGGTATGTTTATTTTAAATTGTGATATTGCGTCATAGTATTTTTTAACATATGACATTCTTTTATTTTTAGGATACTTAGCAAATAGTGTAGCAGAAATCATCATATACATAAATTGTGGTGTTTCATAAATCTCACCACTTGATCTATCTTGTACTAGATATTTGTCAATGACTTGTCTTAATCCTGCGTAAGTAAAATCATAATCTCTATTGTGATTTATCCAACCTTCCATTCTATCAAAATCTTTTTTCTCATACAACTCCATTATAGAAGAATCATAAACACCTTTCTCAATACATTTTTTAGTGTGATTGTATATGTGTGGGTGATCCCAAAGTTTATCTATAACTTGTTTTCTTAAACTATAAAGTAATAGTCTAGCGGCAACATATTGATAATTTGGATTTTCTAAAGAAATTAAATCAGCGGCGGACTTAATTAAAATTTGTTGAATTTCATCTGTGGTCATTCCATCATAAAATTGTAGACCACTTTGCATTTCTACTTGTGATGATGATACACCTTTTATATCTTCAACGGCATACTCTACCATATCGTGTATCTTTTCAATGTTTAAAGGTTCTTTTCCTCGGGTACCTCGTTTCACTACATTAATAATCTCTTGTACCATAATCCTCCGTTAAACCTTTTTCCAATGGGTTAGTTTTGTTAATGCCGATAATTTATTGTATGTGTTCTTACTTATAATATTTTCAATTTCAGACGGAGTTGTACCATTCACTATCATATCATTTACATCTTTAAGTTGTATGTCGTCTGGCCATATAACAATATTAAAATCTTTTTCAATCACTTTATACATTCTGTCAACGATCTCTTTGTTGCGTGGTTCGTTATCAAATATGTATAAAACTTTTTCATTAGGTATTTTATTTTTTAAAAATAAATCTGCACCAGCGGCAGCAAGACAATTGCTAATAAAAAGACTATCAATCGGGCCTTCAACGATTTTAACCTGTTTGGTAAAATTGACTCGTTCAAGCCCATAAATTTTTTGTTTGTTTTCATCTAGTTTTATTGTTAGATACTTTGGTTGTTCTTTACCGAAAGCTCTACCTTGAAAAGCAAACAATTTTCCTGTCGTATCAAAAAACGGTATGATAAGTCTAGGATGATCTTTAATAACTTTGTAAGTTTTAGGTTTTACTTTGTTAACTAAAGTCATAAACTTATTACATAGATATAGAATATCAAAATACTTTTCAGGTATCTTTCGTTTCGTACAATATAATCTAGCAGGATGATCTTCAGGCAAATCAGATATAGATTTTAGATCATCTAGTATTGTCTGATCTTTAAACTTCGTTGGTTTAAAATCAAACTTTGGTGTCGGTGTCGCAGGTGCCGAGCCTTTGTATCTCTCTAAAACATATTCAGAATATAGTTTAGGGTCTACAAATTTTAAAAAATTGGCGAAATTCTGTCCTTGTCCACAATTATGACATTTAAAGAACATATCATTTTTTACTCTATAAAGATATGCTCTCGCTTTTGTTTTGGACTTTTGTGAGTCTCCACAATGAGGACATCTGAAGTTGAATAAGTAATCAGTTTTTTTCTTAAACTGACTTAATCTACTTGAAACATCATTAATAAATTTTAAATCAATATAACTTGACATAGCAGTATTCACTATACTACATTTGCGTAAAAAAGTCAAGCGTAATCTGACCGACTTTTTCAGTTAAAAAAATACCGCCGATACTTCCTGCACCCTAAATTTTAGGGTTTTGCTTAAGATACCAAGGGACTGATTATATACCAGTTCCTGACATCATTTGCATTATAAACTTGAAGTTCTTTGATAAAATCCAACCTATAGCAAGGAATCCACCTAGGATAATCCATCTGTATTTCTCTAGGACTCCTACTCTACCACCTATATCATTACGCAAAGACCTAATCTCATTTAAAAGTCTTTTCTCCACTTGATCCATTTCTCGTTGTAAATCTCTATATCCAGAATCAATCTCATTCTGTCTTTCTCTTAATTTTGTAAAGATAACTTCGTCTGTTGCTTCTGATCTTTGTATTTTTTCTTCGTGTACTGCCAACATTGACTTAACACAAGTAGAAACATCTGTTAATTTATCTATAGCAGTATCTAAACGACCTTGAATATCTTTTGAATTTTCTATCTCTTGTTTTAGAGTTGCTAATTCAACTCTTATATCTGTATGTTCGTTTGCCATTAAAATTCTCTATCTATCCATTTATATATAGACCAATTCATATAGACTATTAATCCTATTATGATCCAAAAGTTAATTGTTCCCCAATCCATTTTCTCTCTATTGTGTAAATTGAAACTTTGTTTGATTTCCCTTTTACTTGTACCCTATCTAAAAGTTTAAAGTTAAATGATGTAGATATATCACGGTAGGTATCTTCTCCCACTACCAATGTGGCGTCATAGTTTTTAGAAACTCCCTCTAATCTACTTGCCAAGTTTACAGAATCACCTATAACTGAATAGTCAAATCGTTGTTCACTACCCATATTACCAACAATACATTTTCCTGTATTAATTCCGATACCTATATTTATTTTATTTGAATCTCCAAAACCATCATTATTATTCAACTCTTTCAATTTATCTATCATTTCAAGTGCTGATTTTATTGCTAGTTCTTTATGATTCGGTGTGTCAATTGGCGCATTCCAAAATGCCATAATACAATCACCCATATATTTATCAATCGTACCACCATTTTTCATAATTATATTTGTCATTGGTGTTAAAAATTTGTTTATTACTTTTGTTAAATCAGCAGGATTACTTTGATACTTTTCTGACAATGGAGTAAAACCTCTTATATCTGAAAATAAAAATGTTAATTCTTTTGTTTCTCCACCTAGTTTTAATAAGTCAGGATTCTGTTGTAGTTTCTTAACCATTTTTGGTTCTAGGTAATGTTCAAATTGTTTTTTAATTTGTAGTTTTAATCTATTCTCTCTAGCAAAGTTATTATATATTAAATGTGTCCATATAATAGTTCCTATAAATGCAATAGATGACCAGTCTGTAAGTATCATATGTTTCTGCCACATATAACCACTTGCAATTGCTAAATCAAAATAGAAACCTACTAGACATAATGCTGACCACATTAAACCAACTCTAGGTAAAACTACTAAAAAGAAACCTAATGCTATTATTAAAGTTGCCCATTCTGCTATTGGCATCCAATCAGGTCTTTTAATAAACTTACCTGACAATAATGTTTCAGTTGACAATGCCATTATCTCGTGTGTATTTTTTAAACCATTAGGTGTTAATACAAATGTTGAACCTTTAAATGTAGTACCTATGAATACAATCTTACCTTTCATAGATGACCAATCTTTATCTGAATAATCAACTCTAGGTATTTGATGTCTAAAGTCTATCCATATATTGTCTTGTTTAGGTATAGGAAATTTAATGACTTTCATTATAACACTTGGTACGGATTTGTCAAGCGGTAATTTTCTAATAGTACCATCAACATCAATAGGTACTAATACATTACCAACTGCAAGTGTTTTTCGTTCTATACTTTTTAAATTTTTAACATCTTTTGTTTCAGTTAAGATAACAGGATACTTTGAAATCATTTTAATAAACATTTCATCACCACCTAATCTATCTTTATAAGGAAAGACTACATTTAAAAAAACTAAAGCAGCACCATTATTATATGCGTCTATTATAACACGACCTAAATGATCTCTCTTCCACGGCCATTGACCTTTTTTCTTTAATGCTTTATCTGATATGTCTAGTAATACTAAACTCTTTGATTGATAATTATTACCAAACTTTTGGTATAAATCAAAAGTTTTTAGTTGTAGGGTCTGTAAAGGTATAGGATTATATATCTTAATTGCTAATAATATAATCACACTTACCACTACTGCCCAAGTGGAAGTAATCTTGTTCATAAAACTATTTAGTCTGTCTGAATAATAGTGATTTCGTTTTGACTTGTACTATTACCTACATCAAGGTGTTGTGCCTCTTTGTCTTGTAATATTTGTAAGTCTGCTTCATTACTTGTTTCTGTTTTGATGTATGCTCTATGATTATCATTGTATCTATTTAAGATAGTGTAATCGCCACTTGTACTTGCTGTTGCGTCAAAGTCATTGCTTAATGTTGATACTCTTCCTGTTGAAGTAGCACTTGAAGTTGCACCTGTAACTCCATCTGTTGTAGTTAGAGTTTGAGTTACATCTCCAGTAGTATAGTTTAATGTTTCACCACTAGCAGTTACCTGTACTTCATTACCTTCATTATCAACCCAAGTTGTACCACAAGATTGATTAGCAATGTCCCAATAGTATCCATAACTTAAACAATCTTCTTCATCATAACTTGCTAATAATATTTCTAATTCTGCGTCCAGGTCATAGTCATCTTCATAAGAATATTCATCTTCCCAATTAGACTCATCTGATTCATTATTGTAATCGTAACCTGTGTACCACCAATCGTATAATGCGTCCCAATATACATCCCAATCTGCCCACTCCCAATCAGTTATGTAAGTCTTCTTTAAGTCTTTCATCTTCCAGGGTTTAGGTTGGTCATCACACATTTTATAATTCGGCCAC